CACTCCTAACTCACCACCACCTAAACCTCCCTGCATGAGTTCATTTATAACTTCCCATGGTGTTTCGACCGTATCTCTAGCCATTTCTTCATACCGTTCATCTATCATGGTTTGATAGTTATGACCTATATCTCTCTCCATACCAGCCTTCATGGCTTCGTCTATAATTGATTTAATTTTATCAAAGTCTCCATCATACTCCAGTATCTCTACTGATTCCATAATAGCTGTCTTGAGTGCTTGGTTTTTGAAAAAATCTATCGTTTTATCTTGAACAAATTCTAGATCCGGTGCTTCGTATGTTTGATATACTTCCTTCAACGTCTCTATCACACTAGTCTTGAGAACTTCTTGTTCTATAGAACTAACACCGACCTTGAATGCATCTATGGTGATTGCTTTGTTGTATTTGATGAAATATTCTTTACTATGACGGATTATCCATTTTTTAGCATCTCCGTCATAGTATTGATCGTCCAACATATCAACTACCTGCTCTAAAAACTTCTTGTCGGTCATTAGAGATACTATGCTCTTTATTTGAAAAGCATGGCCAAATTGAGATAGTTTACTAATTGCCACTCAGACCTCCAAATCTATCTAATCGTACAAACTCAATTAGCCAGGAATCCATATTAGGTATGGCTCCGTTCAATTTATCCTGCACGAACATCGTTGAAAATCTAAACTTAACCAGACGAGGTATCTTTCTGATTAGAGCTTGTTGGATATATCTTTTGTTGTGATTACTTAGGTCTACGTCATGTAGTTGCATTAACAAATAATTCCGTTTTATTATCATTTGGTTTTCTCGGATCTGTTGCAATATTTTGTATTTATGCTTTGGATCATCACTAAACTTAATGACATCCTTAACAGTAAAGCTACTGTTTTCTGTCAATTGGGGAATATATTTTTTAATCGTTTTTAATCCTGCACCCTTTATACCTGGAATGTTGTCGGATTTGTCACCCTCCAACGTTCTTAACGTAATAAAGTTCTCTGAAGATACACCATATTCTTCTTTTATCTTTTCTGGTGTGTATTCTATCTTCTTTGTAGGTGACCACACTGTCACTCTTTTCGTTATCAATTGGTAGAAATCTTTATCTGTACTCATGATAATTATTCTGCTTTTTGGTAATAACGAGGTCGTCAGATATGCAATAACATCATCGGCTTCACAATAATCTATACTCATTATCGTGACTGGTAATTCCTCTAAATATCTAATAAGTCTTCCTAGTTGGAGTTTCATAGATTGTTCTTCATCTTGAGGTGCAGTACCCCAATCTACGTTTCTATTGAATCTTTGTTTTACTCTACGGTTGCCTTTATATTCAGGGAAAATCTTTCGTCGCTTCTTAGAGCCACCCTTGCCATCAAATGTAATAATGCACCTTGTGGGTTTTATCCTATTGATTGTATATCTAACAGATTTCAAGAAACCTATTATACCACCAATATGGATACCATCATCATTCAATGCTGGATTAGCACTAAAAGCTCTAATGAAAGTGTTAAGTCAGAGACCATCAATGATGAGCACACGACTATTAATGTCTAGTGACTTCTCATCATTGATGGCATGGTTCTCCTCTAACTGCTCGAGAATGTTATTATATCGTTTATGGACTCCCTTAGAGTTCATCTACCACATCACTCGTTAGCTTTACATCATCGATACCTAAAGTTTGTGTTTGATATTTTAGAATTGATTTCTCACAAATTAGTTCATATACATATTTACGTAATTTTTCATCACCATCTAGAATATCATTCCATTCTTTAGACTGAAACTTAATATCTTTCCCAGACGGGTCGGTAAGTGTGTACCAAGCCCCTGCCTGTTTAATCAATTTATGTTCCTTTAGAACTGATAACCATCCTCCATAGTCATCAACCCCTCTATCGAAGTACAACTGAAACTCACTCTGTCGAAGAGGTGGTCCCAATCGATTTTTTATAACCTGAGCTTTAACCTTCATACCAATTGTATTGTTCTTGGTATCCTTTATCTGACCTGTATTCTTGAGTCGAACGCGGGTCGAAGCATGAAATGGTAGAGCTTTTCCACCACTTGTAGTCCAAGGATCACCGAACATTACACCTAACTTCTGGCGAAGTTGGTTTGTGAATATTAAAGCTACTTTTTGTCTTGCTACCATCTGAGTTATCTTTCTCATAGCTTTAGAGATGATAATTGCTTTGCTGGTAGCCCATCCGTCCTTCTCAAAATCTGCATCCATTTCAACCTTAGTTGAAGCGGCCGCTAAACTATCCACGAGTATAGTGACTAATTTATTTTGATCTGATTCACGAATTTTTGTTATGATGTTCTCGATAGCTTCAAAGATTTCCTCTACAGTCTCTAATTGAACATAGAGCATCTTTTTAGTATCAATACCAATTGCCTCTAAGAATTCTCTCGAGACAGCTGATTCTGTGTCTATATAGACAGCAAGACCATCTTGTTTTTGTGTGTTTGCTAATGTATGGGCTCCGAGAAGAGATTTTCCACTCCCCTCAAGACCATTTAGCTCTGTGATTTTGCCAACAGCTAATCCACCATACGCCCTATTTGATATTGCAATGTCTAACATAGATGATCCCGTGGATATCCATCCCGCTACATCTGTTGGACTATCGTCATTATTCAAAAAGTACGCAACTTGCTGGTGCTTAAACTGCTTGTTTAGTTCGCCCGCAATCACATCTGCGAGCTCGTCATGTTTACTCACCTATTTTGCACATAGTTTGTCGAACGCATCATCTTCTTGATCAACTGTCTTGGATGTTTCCTTAGACGGTGTTGACATTGTTGTAGATTCACTTACTTCTTCAGTGGCTGATGGATTTAAGTAGTTTGTTAAAACCACTTTTAGTTCATCATATGAAGGTTCCTTATACAACTCAGTGATTTCAGTTTGATTATTCATCAACTTTTCCATTTCAGTTCCATCTTCTACTAAAGCTGTCTGACTTGGTTTTACACGAATTGTAGTCTTCCCATACTGATTGCCTGCCTCTGCTGGAGTCTGACGTTCCACTACGATATCTCTACCAGACATTTCATCTGATATGTCACCATAGTCTGGATCTGCTATGAAGCCTAAGAGTTCTTGATAAACTGTTTTACCAAAACCCCAAAATTTCACACCCTCGAACTCTTTACCTCTTACAACCACAGGAACAAAAGTTCTCATTTTTGGTTCAAGACGTTTACCTTGGATCCACTCATCTTTATCACCAGTACTTTTTAACTTACCAGCAAATTCGTTGATTGGATCTGGTCTACCAAATGATACAGGAGACATGTGTGTCTTATTATCACCCATACTATAATGAAAATACAATTCAATAAATGGATTGCTCTTTTCAAACCTATAAGGTACTATACGGATTTGAGTTTTGCCTGCGGGTGGTTTCCAGAATGCGTCGGCTGTAGATTGAGTCTTTTGAAGCGACTGTAACCGATCTTTGATTTGTTGAATATCCATTGATATCCTCCTTATGTTTTATTATTAGTGTTTAGTTTTTATCGTTAAGCGATAACCATTGTACATATATATGTATGAAATTTTCCAAACATATAAGTTTTTTTAAGATAGAATAATTTCGTGCTCATCCTCGTATGTTTTGAGTATTCTCTTTACTAGCGGATGTCTAACACAATCATCTCTAGTAAATGCCATGTGATCTACTCCTTCCACATCTTTTAATCTGTTCCATACATCATAGAATCCACTCTTCTCATATGCTGTGATACCATTGGCCTTGTACTTATCACACTGAGACATATCCCCTTGAATAATCATTTTGCAATTCTCTGATACTCTCGTCATTAATGTTTTTATTTGCATAGGCGATACGTTCTGTGCTTCATCTAAGATTACGTAACAATTCTCCAAGTTAGTTCCCCTTAGAAAATTTAGTACCCCTATTTCTATCTTACCATCATGTATTAATTTTGATGCCTTATCTTTACCCACTATTTTGTCCAATATAGTAAATGTAGATTCGTTATACTGTTGTATTTTAGATTGTAACTCACCTGGTAGAAAACCTAATTTATCCTCATTACCCACATCAACTGTTGGATTTATTATAATGAGTTTATTGTATGGAGTACCTCTTCTCAGTATATCTTGTAGTGCTTTGTATATAGATACGTACGTTTTTCCTGTACCTGCTATCCCATGACATAAAATCAACTGAGATTCAGGGTTACCCATCTTGTGATAAAAGAGGGCTTGGTTTTGTGTTTTAAACTTTATATTATTAACGATCTTAGGAATTGAACCTATTTGGGACTTGTATACTTTTTTTACTTTGTTTTTCATATCAGTTCTACCATTTATCCTTTGGACATTCAGCTGATTCATAATGAACCTTTACGTTCATGAAACAGCCACATTCTACACATCTGCCATCTTTCTTATTAGTATCGGGATTAGTCTCATCATACAGTAATGCTGGACAGTCCTTACAGATCTGCCATCTGTGTTGAGCTTTGTGTGATTCACATATAACCCGTTTACCTCTGAGAAATAGTTTTAAAGATCTCCATTGTTCTATTGCTAGTCCGCGAGCCATTTTGAGCGACGAAGGTAATGTCTTCTCCACAGCTAGCATATTTTCCGTAGCCTTTATGCTAGACAATTCCTCTTGTGTAGCTGGTCTGTCTACGGTTGGTTTTGGTTTTAGCACTAACTAATTTACACCTAAATGCTTTAGTAGCTTATCCAGCTTAGCCTCCAGGTTTGATAACCTGACTTCCGTACTGGATTTAGGTTGTTGAGTAGCTGATTGTAATCTTTGCACGACTGTATCAGCTGTTACTAAATTTTTTAAATGAGTATTCTGAGATGCCCACTTCTGATAGACCTTCTTCCATGCAGCTAGTTCTGCAGGAGTGGATTGGGCCACTGGTGGTGCAGGTGCTGGACTAATTGGTCTTGGAGTCAACTCTAGCATTTCATCAGCTGATTTTAAATCAATTAAGTGGGAATTTTCATTTAACCATTTATTATAATTCTTAATAAATTGTTTAACTTCCTTCTGCGGAGCTTTCAATAAAGGTACTGGTGGCATACTTGAAACTGGTTGTTGTAGTGGTGGAATAGATTGACCATCTGCCCACTTTCTTAACAAATCTTCATCGCGAGAACCACATACTAAATTGCCTGAGTTGGGGTCGATCAAGAGTGGTGTTCCACACTTGAAGTTGAACTTTTGTTGGAGCTCGTTCATAACCTCTTTGTTCTCTTTATCTTCCAGATCCAACTTGAGTATGTTGTATCCTTCTTGATTGAGTTTGTCTACTACTGGTTCTACCTTTGCGCAATACGCGCATCCTGTAGTGTAAAAATAATACATATCCTGCGTATTCATAATAACCTCTTTGATTTAAATTTCTATAATTTCAAATATCCTAGTTGTGATTCTATTTAATCCTTGGTTGTTTGTTACCAAGATTGTGTTTTGAAAGTTTTCCCATGGGAGTACATATTTAGTATCCAGGATACCGTTGTTGAGATTCTTAATCGTCTCGTTCAATGCATTTATCGTATACAATGTATTTGTGTGCTTCTTCCTATGAAGAGCTATTGTGCTTGGAACTGAATTGTAGTCTAACTCACTAGTCTGCTCTACATTGTATGTGCACATGAATTCTTTTGGCTCATCTTCGTTTTGAAGAACGTATATCTTACCAAATAGTATCGTATATTTCTCTTGAATTGTTTGTACGATACTATCTAATGATGCTTTGTGCGTAAACGTACAGAGGAGTTGTGTGTTCATATTTATCTACTTTAGTGATTCAAAGAGTCTATTGTACTGGTTTACCCATGGATTCTTGGACTCTCCCATTATATCCAAATACAAATCATCCTCTCTCGTCTCGATATAATTTGCAAGTGTCATTCCAGTGTCACCAAAATTAATTGATCCATCTTCTATTCCTTGCATGAGTATACTATGCTTGATAGCTCCATAGGGATCTTCACTAGCTTTTGGTATTTTATCAGCCTCTAAATTGTCATATATCTCTTTGACATCTTCATCGTCATTGAAACTTAGTATAATTGAGTTAAATGCTTGTTCTTTCTTGTCCGGTATGATTCCATCCGCTGCATCTGCAATGTTCTGATCCAAATCTGCTCCCGTTACAGAACCATAAGAGTCATTATCATCGTCGTCTGAATAATCATAAGGATTTTGTGATATTTTGGTATCTCGTTCACCAGGCCCTTTGTCGGAATCACTATCTGGATCGATGTCAAGATCTTTACCCATATCATCCAATGCACTTTGAAGTATATTTCTACCCGAGCTGTCTAGGTTGTTGGAAAAATCCATAAGATCACTATCTGTTGCTCCTGCATCAATGGCACTTTGAAGGTCATCTATTATCATGGTATCAACATCCGGATTATCTCCAAATGACATACCTCTACCTAAGGCATCATATATTCCTTCTTCTGTACCCTGAAGAGCTAATTCTATTGCTTGTGGTTCGTTGGCTTGTCGGACTTTAGCTTGAACCTCTGGTGAAGGATCTTGAGCCGGATCGCCATAATCTCCACTCCTTGGTTTCTCTACCGAGGTACCCTTTGGTTTGGATGGCTTGTCGAGAGGTTCGTGAGAACCACCCTTGATGGCTGCCTTCATGGCATCTTTGGTCTTGAAGGAAACCTTCCGACCAGTCTCTTTGCTCTTAGCTACGAAGGCCCTGTTTTCATTCAGGATCTTATAAATTTCTGCTTCATACTTCATGTGTTATCTCCATTGTACTATATAAGTATCAACATTTAAGGTTTTGATATAGCTGGGTCTAAATTATCAAGAGATAGATTAGCAGTTACCAATAACCCTTCATCAACAAATCTATCTATATCTTCACCAGGACTTCCTGTTACAAAATTACCAAATGCTGGATTTCTATCAAGATATTCTTCACCATCTTTGCTTCGTTTTACCACTTCTTTAGTATTTATAAAAATTAATTTATCCAAACCATGCTCTGCTGCGTAATTTGCCATAAGATTTTTTGTAAACGCTTTTCTGACCTCTATTGGATCATCTAAAATATCAGTAGTGAAGTATTTTGCTGCATCTCCATTTGGATGTGCTACTTCTTCAAACTCAAGTATTGCCTGCAACAGCTCTTCTCGATCTGCTCCTGAATCACTTGCTATACTCGTTACAACTTTTGTTATAAATTTACTATCAGATCCTGCAGCTGACGCCATTTTACCCAATCGTGTTTTTTCAAATTCTCTTGGGAAAATTCTTTCACGTTTTCCTACTCTAGCACCGGAACCTTTTACTTCTAAATATTTACCATTCCAATCTAGATCACCAGCTCCAGCATCCGCCATCTTCACATCATCTAACATCATTGACAAAAATGTTTCACCTTTCCCAACACCTCTGCCACTCTCGGAACCAAACATTGAGAGCAATTCTTTTAATGATTCGTAAGACATTCTAGATTTAGAAAAGGTATTCATAAGATTACCCTTTTTTCCTATAACATCATATGATGGTTTATCATACGCATCATAATTTTGAAGGTCTTCATTACCAGATAAAATGTTAAATATTTCCTGAGGAGCACTACGTTTTCCAAACGTTGCGTTAGTAATGTTAGCCCCATTTGACATATTGTCATCCCAAGTTTTTTCTATTGATCTATTTTGTATTGTTCTAGTAAGTTTCTTTACAAGATCGGCATCTTGTTTTATAGAATCCGGAACGCTGGCTAACCAATCTTCAATCTGCTGTTTTTCCTGACTTTTAACATCATCACGTTTATCTTCTAAATCTTCACCTTCTTTTGATTTAGGTTCATCTACATGATGCGAATCACCTTTAGTATGTTTTTCTACATCTGATTGTGAAGCATTCTTTTTTACAATAGAATGTTTTTCTTTATTGGCTTTATCAACTGTATAAATATTTCCACTATCTTTATTTTTTACTAAATCTAATTCACCTAATAGTTTTTCAATAAAACGTCGTGGATACTTCTTCTCTTCTAGAATCTCTCTTAGAGTATTTACGTGACCCGAATCCTTTGGATCAGGTATCCCTGTATGTACTCTATAAGACCATTCTCTTGTTAGTTCATCTAAATTAATTTTCATGTTATACTCCAATCAACTATTCCTCTCGTATTGATCTAAAGCATCCCACATTTGACCAAATGCCTTAATGCTGATCTTGGAAGACTTGCTGAACTTCCCGGACTTTGCTATTTTAGCTAGATCCGTAGCCATTCTCTGTACTTTTTTCTTGAGTGTTGGATAATCGTAAGTTCCAATCCCCGACACCTGTATAGTTTCAGATTGCTCCTTGATTATTAGTTTTTTGAGTTTGATCACTACGAGATAGTTGTGTACATCTGTTTGAATTTTTTGTAGAAATCATTGAAGGTTTTGAGAGTCTTGGTGACTTCATTCATTTCACTACGATTCAAATCCTTCTTTACATCACGAGCAAAAGCCTTCAGTGATATCTCCAACCTGGCTATCTGGTTAGCTGCATTGTCGAGACCATAATCATGGCTGGATTCTGTTAGTTTTCCTTCCTCTTTGAGTCTCTTGGCCTCTTGGACGTCAGCCAGTGTTGGTAACGGATCACCAAACTTTCTGTTCTCAAATCCAGGAGAGTTCTCTTGTAGTAGTTTTTTTAATTTTATCATTATCGTTTATCTTTTTTGCGATGCTTTTTTAAAATTTTATCCCACGTTTTCCAAGAGTTCTCCATATCGCTTACGGCAGAATTAAGTTTCTTTCCTATCTTGTCCATATGAGCGTGAAATTCTTTCTTTACCTCGTCGTAATGCCGTCTATCGTTCCAATCATACATATCGGATTCTCTTGGACCAAAATCAATTGTTTCCATTTCACCAAAATTGATTCCCCATTTATGTCCATAGTCAGAAACATCACTTAGTTTTGAAAATGTAGGAAGTTTTGATTCTTTGAGTCTCTTGGCCTCCTTGACATCAGCTAAAGTTGGTAATGGATCGCCAAATTTTCTATTTTCGAATCCAGGTGAACTTTCTTGTAGCAGTTTTTTTAATTTTATCATTTTTTCTTCTTTTTTCGTTTTGGACCATGGGAATGTTCTTTTACTTTAGTCACCTTTAGTTTCTCGGCTGGTACGTCCTCGTACAACTTATTACCAAATTTAACTGTGTAGTATTCAATCGAACCATCTTCCGTTAATGTATGTGTCATTACCGTACCTTCACCCAACTGTTTTTTAGTGGAAACCTTCCACTCAACGTGGGTTGCTCAATTGTGTGGTATTTCACCATTCAGTTTAGTCAGCTTAGTATATCCATCGTTCTCTTCAATGACTTCCTGGATGATCTCTCTTAGTATCTTAGATGTTAACTTCATTCATATCTCCAAAATTATTTCCTGATTTTGCTTTCACGATAAATCCTCCTTTCTGTAGAATTTCCATCAAGTCGGATATAACATTTTCTTTCTCATGCACATCGAACAAGAAACTATCATAATTGTATAAAATCAGGATAGTCTTCTTCTTGTATAAGTATCTTTGAATCTCTAGAATCGTACGAATATTCCGTTCAGTCTCAGTAGCCTGAATGTAGTAGTTCAATAGCTTGTTTGCTGACATGTCATCGTAGTTCTGTTTTAAAAATCTTCTCTTGTATATGGGGGTCTCTATGAATCCATCAGAATTAAAGTTTGTCCACAATAGATCAGATAAATCCTTGACTCCTTTGAAGAACGGATTCATCTCTCCAACCTGAGGAGGTATAGTGCCGTACAGATATTTAAATGACATTGCCTTACTCTCATCGTACGTTACGTTTCCATAATACTGTCTGAGGTGTTCATGTACTGAGGTTTTAGGAAATTCATAACCTATCAAGTCCCCCAGTATTCTCACGTGATATGCATCATAATCACATTCCATTAGATAGTCATTTTGAGCTACAATGAAAGTTCTCTTCTTGGGTTCCAGAGCTGCGAAGTTGATACCACCAAAGCTATTTGATGGACGACCTGCAGATGTGCATAAGAAATAATCCGTATACATTTTGTTTTCACTAATGTGTTTCTCTACTTTGGATCCAAACAACTCAATGACTTGTGGATCAACCTTCACTCCAACTCTCTCAATTGAGTATAGAGCAAGTATAGCATTGTTATTGTACTCGATATAACTAGTAAGTTGATCATCCTTGAGAAGCGAGTAGAAAGTTTCAATCCTGACAGCTACGGCATCGCAATATTCTTTATGTTTTAATAGTGGTATTACTGCATTAATATTTTCTATACTATAGTGTTTATTATACATGACATCCAAACAATTTATCCTGATGTCGGATAGATCTAGATCATTTCCTGTTAGATAATACCACATTAGACTTGCATCATATACTTGAGGAAATGGATACACGGATAGCAAATCCTTCTTGTTAGGTGTGATCATAGGAACATTCATGAGATCGTCTAGTGTTCCCGCTTCCAGATTATCCAGATGGTTGAATGTTCTGATCTCAGAAGGTTCGTTTGGTGGCTTCACGTACAAAACAGACAAGGAGTTCTCTCCATGTCGAGAATGTCTGGTAGGTGATGCA